AGCTATTTTTCAAAAGAAAAGCTTATAGACATTAAAAGAAGGTTTACTGAAATGGGCTTAGTTCATAAGTTTGCCCAAGAATATCTAAATGAAGCAAGAGATTTAGAAACTGCTAAGTTTCATATTGATAGAATTAATTATTACAGAGGAAACCTAGTAGAAAGAAATGGGTTTAACTATATGATGGTAGATGAGTCTGCTATACCTGTAAATGTTTATATGGGAGTAGACTTAGCATATGAAGCAAATGCAAGAAGCGACTACCAAGTAATTATGGTTATTGCAATTGATAGTGATAGAAATATATATGTTGTTGATTACTACAGAGAACATTCTCCTTTGTATGATATGCCTAAGACTATTGTTGATATGGCTAAGAAATATTATCCTGTTAGAAGAGTTAATGTTGAAAAAGTTGGTGCTCAAGGATTAATAAAAGATTATGTAAACCAGCTTATTGGTAAAGATAGAAAACTAGCACCTGGATTATCTCAAGGTGTAAGACCTCCAGCTGGTATCAAAAAAGAAGATAGGTTAGAAGCATTGCTATGTCCTATCGTAAATCGAAGAAAGATGTTTGTCAAGAAAGAACACGCAAACTTAATAGATGAAATGTTTGAATTTCCAAAAGGTAGAAATGATGACCTTCTTGACGGACTTTGGTATGCTGTCACTACAGCAAAGCCTCCCAAAAGTTCTGCAATCGACGCAAACAAGTTAGAAGACAAAATATCTAAAATAGAAGAAGGAAGGTCTAAAAGAGTCATAAACTGGATTACTGGTCAAAAAATATAAATTTTACTTGACTTCAATGCATATTTTTATTTATTTTTAGACTAAAAACTAAATTGGGAGTTTATGGCTAAATACGACGAAAATAAATCAAAGCCTCAGATTTCAAAAGAATTGTTTAGACGTTGGAGAGACGCAAGAGAACAATGGGACGCTGAAGCAAGAAACGCAGTAGACTTTACTCTAGGAAATCATTACAGTACAGATGAATCAGATGCGCTACAAGCAGTAGGGCAAGCTGATTTTGTAATAGATAGAGTATACGCAGCTGTTGACAAATTAAAATCATTGCTTACAGCAAGACCTGCAAGATTTTCTGTTATTGCAAGAGAAGACTCAGATAACAAACTAGCTAATGTTTGGAGAACTATACTTGAATATGTTTGGGATATATCTAATGGAGATAGTACTTTCAAGCAAGTTGTTCATGATTATGCTGTTACTGGACTGGGATATATGTATGTATATATTGACCCTGAAGCAGATTATGGAAGAGGTGAAGTTAAATATACGCACGTAGACCCTTTTAGAGTGTATGTAGACCCAGCATCAAGAGATAGATTTTTTAACGATGCATCAGGAATGATATTGTCTACTTTTTTAACCAGACAGCAAGTTTTAGACCTATATCCTCAAATGGAAGAGTTTATTGATGATATAGAAGTTGGTATTAACTCTTTATATGGAGAAGATTATCCAACATCTAATTTAAAAAACAGTAATAATGTTTTGACTCCTGCTGAAGCAAAAAACTTAGATTATAACGTAAATCAAAAATATCAAATACTTGATAGGTTTTACAAAATAAAAGTTCCTTTCTATAGAATATTTAATACTTTAGATGGAAGTGAAAAAATTATAGACCCTGATACTTATAATGTTATCATAGAAGATGAACAGACTATTGAAGCTGTACAAAGAGGTGCTATAGAGATAGAAGAAATTATGCAAACAAGAATTGCTCAATGCAGTAGCATTGGAGATACTTTACTTTATGAGCGTATTCTAAACACTGATATATATCCAATTGTTCCATTTACAAACATTTGGACTAATACTCCCTATCCAAAATCAGATGTGAACAAGGTTAAAGATTCACAAAGACTTTTAAATAAGTTATTTTCTCTAACCTTGTCACACGCTCAATCTGCTGCTGGATTAAAACTTTTAATCCCAGAAGGTAGTGTTGATAGTGTTAGTCAGTTAGAAAAAGATTGGGCTAATCCAAATGCGGTTATTGAATATAACCCAGAGTTTGGTGAGCCACATTACCCACAACCAGCTCCACTTACTAGTGAGTTTTATTATTTAATTGATAGGGTAGAAAAATATATAGATTTAAATTTTGGTATACCTGAACTTTTACAAGGGTTTAAAGACCAAGCACCTGAATCTGTTAGAGGCACTATGCTTTTATCAGAAATGGGAGAATCAAGAGGTAAATCAAAGTTAAGAGATATTGAAGCAAGTTTATCAATGGTCGGTCAAGTTGTTTATAATTTAGCAAAAGACCATTATAAGTTTGCAAAAACTTTTAGAATTGTACAACCAAATAACGATATTACTGAATTTTCAGTTAATATGAGAATGTACGATGATAAGCGAAATGAATTGTTAACCATACAGAATGATATTCAACTTGGTCAACATGATATTCGCGTTATATCAGGTTCAACTTTGCCTAGCAACAAGGTATCTGAATACAACATGTATCTTGATGCGTATAAACTTGGACTGGTAGATGATGTCGAGGTTTTAAAGAAAACTGAAATCTTTGACAAAGAAGGTGTCCTTCAAAGAAAAGGGCGTATGGCACAAATGCAACAGTATATTACACAACTTGAAAATCAAGTGAAGAAACTAAGCGGAGACTTACAGACATCTGAACGTGAGATGGTATCAGCTAGAAAACGTACAGAAGTTGAGAAGTTTAAATCTAACTTAAATGAGATTACTTCTTCTGCTAAAGTTAAAGAAAAAGAAAAGGTAATGCAACTGGGAGGTATTATTGACCAAATGCAAGCTTCTATGGAGGAAGAAGAAAATAACGAGCCTGGTTCAGAGTCTTAGGACTAAATCAGGGTTAGGAGAAAAAAAATATGGCACAAGAACAAGAACAACAACAGGTTGAACAGCAAGACCCAATTGTTGAATCTACAGTGGAACCATCAGTTTCATTGCAAGAAGAGACCGTAGAAGAAGGTGTGGAAGCATCTGAATCTGTAGACTGGGAAGTTGAAGCTAAAAAGTTTCAATCAATGTATGACAAAAAGGTTGCAGAACACGAAAACTTAAAACAAGATAGTAGTGATTTGCTTCAGCTAAGACAAGTCTTATCTGAAAAACCAGAATTAGTCAGCGTCATTGAGAAAAGTCTTTCTGGAGAATCAGTTGAGGACAAAGGTAAAGAGGGAAGTACAACCCCAGATAGCTTTGACCCTTGGGACGCCTATTACAAGCCTGACTCAGAATCTTACAAATTTAGAGTAAGTCAAGAGAAAAAGCTTGTACATGAAACAGTAGATAACGAACTAGCTAAACTACAAGGTCAGATGGCGATGAATAATTTAAAAACAGAATTGGTAAGTAAGCACAACTTAGGTGCAGAGGACGCTGAAAAGTTTTTACAATTTGCTACAACACCAAAAGCTAATCTTCCTATTGAAACACTTATTAAGGTGTGGAAAGAGAATGAAGGCAAAGGTGCAAAACAAAGTGAAAATTTAGAAACTGTCAGAAAAACAAAATCAATTCCTAAACCTGCTGGTGTACTTCAGGGTGGCGAACAGCCACAAAAGTCTGAAGCAGACCAAGTATGGGATAGAGTTATGAGCGCTGGAAAGATTGGTAGAATAGCTAAATAACTAACTTAGGAGTGAAATAAAATGGCTTTTAATCAAGGACAATTAAAGGCATCACAAATAACCGCAGCTGCTACAAGCGCAGATTACGGACAGGCTCCAGACCAAAGAAAGCTGTATGATTTCTCTGATAGAGTTGCAGAACTTATGCCAGAGGAGTCACCTTTTTTCGTCTATCTAAGTCAAGTTGCTAAGGTAGCTACAGATGACAATATTTTCAGATATTTAGAAAATAGAACTGTCACTAACTACACTGCACGTAACTTCAGCTTAGCAGCAGCCGTAAACGGTGGTAGCGCAGTATCAGCAAATAATCTTTATGATTTTACTGTTGATGACGCAGCAGGTTCAGCTATTGGCTTCCTTACAAAAGGAATGGTCTTAGCTGTTAAAACAGTCGACGGGGCTGACGGTTATGCACAAGCGTTAGTAAGAGTTGAGTCTGCACCAAACGTACAATCAGCTAACACTACCTTCTCAGGTAGAGTTATTGATTTGTCAAATTCAAACGTATCAGGATACAATGTATTAGCTGACAATGACGAATGTCAAATTGTTGGTACATCATTTGCAGAAGGAACAGGTTCACCTGACACTTTCTCAGATACAATTGAAGACGACTATGGTTATACTCAAATCTTTAAAACAGCATGTGAGATGACAAACACAGCAATAGCTACAAGATATCGTGGCTATGCAAATGAGTTCGATAGAATTTGGGCTCAAAAATTACGTGAACACAAAGTAGACATCGAAAGAGCTATGCTTTTCGGTCAAAAAGCTCGTGTTAACGGACTACAATATAGTGAAGGTCTAGTTGGACACATTGTTAAAAATGTTGCTCCAGTAACTGACAATTCAGCATTTTCATATTCATCAGGTAACGCTTACTACAGAAGTGTAGCACAAGCTGAACTTACTTATGATAGATTACTAGCTGACTTAGAGGTTATCTTTGACCCAGCAAGAGGCGGTTCAAGTGAAAGACTTGTACTTGCTTCATTGCCTGTAATCACTTTCTTCAACAAAATGGGCGACGGTGCTTTCATTGACGCTTCTGTTGGACATGCAAATGGACCATACAGAGTTAACATGAACAACGTACAAGGTAGCTTTGGCCACCAGTTAATGGAAATTAACACTGTACACGGTTCTATGTTCTTAGTGAAAGAACCTCTATTCAGAGGAATTGCAAGTGGCTTCATGCTTATGGCTGATATGTCTAAATTAGCATACAGACCATTAGTTGGTAACGGTTTAAATCGTGACACTCAAATTATGACAAACGTACAAGCTGCGGATGAAGATTTGAGAAAAGACATGATTTTAACAGAAGCTGGTCTTGAAATTTCATTACCTGAATGTCACGCTCTATACAACGTGGAGGGATTATAAAATGGCAAGAGGTAGTATATTAGAAAGAAATAGCGGTAATGGTGGATATTTATTACCAGTATTAAAAATTAGTGCAGCAAAAACTTTAGATGCTATTGATGATAGCGGAAAAATCTTTGTTGTTGCTAATGCTGGTAGTGCATACTCTATTACACTTCCAACAACTTTAGAAGTTGGAACTCAGTATAAACTAATCTTTGAAGATTCACCAAATGCAGCAGTCACTATTGCAGCTGGCTCAGCAATTATGTTTGGTAAAATCGGAGAAGCTGAAGTTGATACTAGCGATGATGCACCAGGTTCATCAGGTTCTACAGGTGTTTCAAATGTAATTTTTGGAACAACTGCTGATGAAGGCGACCATATTGACATCGTTTGCGATGGTACAAAATGGTACTTCAATGGTATGGCAGCTGTAGATGGAGCTGTAACAACATCATAATAGTTTATAGGTACTATGGAGTGGGTTAATCCCACTCCGAAACCTAGAAGGAGAGATTATGTGGAATATATTTAAAGATGAAAACGAATACAACGAAAAAGCAATAATAGGATTTATATCTTTTGCTTTGATGTGTGTGTTTGGAATTGTAGATTTAGTTATGGGTATTATAGGCATAGAACTTATGGTTAATGATTATATTTATAATTCATTTGTATGGGTAACATTAGGTAGCTTCGGTATAGCTGGAGCAGAAAAAGTTTATAAGAAATAATAGGAGAAGAAAATGGCAAATTTTGATACTGTGACTAAAGTAATTATTAATGACATAAGTCCAGATGCAAGCACTGTAAGTGGTTCTTTAGCAAAAGAAATCAACGACTATATAGAAACTATAGATGATGCAAAGCTTGTAGCTACTAATGCGGTTATGTTAGACAAAAGTAGAGTTGCATACATTATAATTACTAAAGTATAATGGCTAATTGTCAACACTGCGAAAAACCTAACCCAGAGGGTTATTTTAATTGTCCTTCTTGTGGAAAAAGGGCAGCTCCTAATAAATGGAATACAAATTTTGTTATAAGAGAAAACAACTCTATGGCGAGAGCTATTCGTACAGACCAAATAGATTTTAATACATTATCTATGGAAGAAAGTATGGAGAAAATTAAAAAGAGTAACGCAAAAGCAAAACCTGCACCTAGCGGGAAAGGAATAAGGGTAATGTAATGCCAAAACATGCAATGAAAAAGAAAAAGAAAGCGATGAAAAAGAAGAAGAAGACTTATAAAAAGAAAGCATCTTCTAAAAGAATGGGCTACTAATGAAAGTTAAAGCACCAAAAGGATATCACTTTATGAAAAAAGGTAGTAAAATGTCTTTAATGAAAAACCCAAGAGGCGGATATAAAAAGCACAAAGGTTCTTCATTGACTATGAATCTACCAGTAGTAAAAACTCATGGAGGTAAATAATGCCAAGAAAAAAAGCTGTAAGAAAAACTGTAAAAAGAAAATCATCTCCTAGAAAGAAAAGCACTGCTAAGAGAAAGACTACTAGAAAAAAAGGTAGTCCAACTCCTACAAACAAAGCTCTTTATTCAAGAGTAAAAGCAGAAGCTAAAAGAAAGTTTGATGTATATCCTTCTGCCTATGCAAATGCTTGGTTAGTAAGAACATACAAAAAACGTGGTGGTGGCTACAGATAATGGCTTACCAAGGTGGCTTACGTAAGTGGTTTAGAGAAGATTGGGTAGATATCGGCTCTAAGAAAAAAGGCGGTGGTCACAAGAAATGTGGACGTAAATCTGCAAAAGGTAGTAAAAGAAAATATCCAAAATGTGTTCCAGCTGCTAAAGCTAGAACGATGAGTGCTGCACAGAAAAGAAGTGCAGTAAGAAGAAAAAGAGCAAAAGCTCAAGGAGTTGGTGGTAAACCAACAAATGTAAGAACATTTGCAAGAAGCAGGAGAAAGAAGAAATGAGAAGACCTGCTTTTGGCACACAAGTAAGACATACTAATGGAAAGAAGAAAACTAGGCAAGGTAATAGTCACAATACTAAGTATGGCACGAAAACAAGTACAAAGTATTACAAGAAACAATATAGAGGACAAGGTAAAAGGTAATGGCTGATTATAAAACAAGAATAGATGATTTGACAGGCTTTGCAAGCACTGATGATACAGCATTGAATGACTGGTTGTCAGCTGGTGCTCGTTCAGTAATGAACATACTTCCTTTAAATAAACTAGAAAGAATAGCTAGTAACGAAAACTTTACAAACAATATTGATGTAGAGGGTAAAAAGATTTTAGGGGTTGTAAGAAAAGATAATAATCATGCAAGTAAAATATATATGCCTGCTAGAAAATTAGGACCTTCTGCTATGGGTATAGTAAATGATACTAACTACATGGAAGCTGCATCAGAAAGCGACCCAGCATTTATAATAATGAATGATGTATTAAATACATATCCTGGCAGCAATTCAGCTAATGATAGTAGAGTTATTTTTGTAAACTCTTCTATTACTGTAGCTCACGGAGATAGTTCAATATCTAATTTTCCTGATGAAGCAGAAGAAGCTGTTGTTTTATATGCAAGTAGAAATGCATTAAATAGATTGATGAACAATATGAATAGCATAAGTGCTTTGTCTGTAAGTGTTAGTGCGCCTAGTGCACCAAGTATTGCAACTGTAAGTTACTCTGCAGCAAGTAATGCAGATGCTAGCTCAACTGCTGTTTCAGCAATAACTGTAAGTGGTGTTAATAAATCAGATATATCAGGAGATGTACCTACATATACAAAACCAACTGTATCTTTAAATGTAACAGCTATTTCTGATTTATCTATATCTTCAAGCGCTCCTAGTGTACCTACACTTAGCGACATAACTTATACTAATGCTACAGGATTAAATGCAGATAATACTAATATGAGTGCAGTAACTTTTGGAACTGTTCCTTCTATTATAAATGTATCTAGCGATGCACCTGTTTATAATCCTCCTGTATTAAATGTAGATATGACACAGTTTGAATCATTCTTAGAAACAGATGAAGATGCAGAACTTGCACAGATACAACTTGGTAGATTAAATAATGAAATATCTCAATACCAATCTAAAATATCAGAGACTCAAGCAAAATTTAATGCAGATAATGCATTATACCAAACAGAATTTAATGAAGCTGTACAAAAGTTTCAGGCAGACCAACAAAAAGTTTTAGAGCAAGCAAGATTAGATTTAGCTAAAGCTCAACAAGATGTACAGAATGAAAACAACATAGAAGTACAAAACAAAGCAAGACAACAAGAATTGTCATTGCAAAACGCTGTTAATAGTATGAAGAAAATTGTTGATGACAATAATAGTAAACTATCTAAGTTTTCACAAGAGCTTAGTTTGTATCAACAGAATGTAGCTAAAGAGATACAACAATATTCAGCTAATACAGATAAAGAATTACAATTATTTAGAATTAGGTCAAGCAATGATTTACAAAATTATTCTCTTGACATACAAAATGAATTGAATGAGTTTAATAAAGATAATGTTAGATATCAAGCTAACGTACAAGCTGAAATACAAAAACATAATTCAGACTTACAAAAAGCTATAACTCAAGCACAATTAGATGCAGCTGATGCTCAACTAGAAGCAAGACAGGCAACTCAAGTAGATATTGCAAACAAAGCACAAGACCAAGTATTAGCTTTACAAAACGCGGCGCAAACTATGGCAGCTGCTATGGCAAACAACGATGATTTATTAATTAAATTTAATGCAGAACTTACAAAGTATAGAGCACAAGTTTCTGAAGAAATACAAGAATTTGCTGCTAATTTACAAAAAGATGTATCTAAATATAGTTGGTATGAAAAACAATATGCATCTATAGACGCAAGATATAAAGAACAAATACAAACCCTACAAGGACAAATATAATGGCAAACAAACTAATTATAAGAAATAATTTAGAGCCTCAAATAGATACATCCGAAACAGTAGATGGTAAAACATATACGCATTTTGGTATAGAACAAAACACTGGAAGTCAAGGTGGTAGCTACGAAACAACGTTTACAGACTCAAAAGCAATTAAGTATGTAGGTGTTGTAGATGTAACAAGTGCAGCTGCTTTAACAGATGGACAAGTTGCTTTTGAAGGTACTGCAACAACATCAGGAACAGAGCCTGGTTCATCAGGAGTAAAAGCATTTTATGTAAGTTACGATAGCACTCTTGGTACAGTAGCAGATGTACGTGTTACATTTGGCTCACAAGTTCATGCAATATTAAGTGTTGGAGAATCTGTATGTATACCATTAGTAAGTGGAGCATTGTCAAGTTGTAAAATACATGCTTCTGCTTATAGCGACGGTGTTCATGAGGCAACTGTAACAGTAGTATTAATAGGTGACTAATGCCTAACGTAGACTGGACAGAAGTAGAAATAGCTCCAAGCACAACTTGGGCAGAACAAAACTTAGAAGTGTCTACAACTTGGACAGAGCAAGTTATATTACCAGGAACAACCTGGAGTGAAATAATAGAAGAATTTTACAACTGGGATGACGCTATAGATGAATATGAGGTAGCAAATCTTAGTTGGGAGGAAATAGGATAATGGCAGCAATAGAGTTTAACGGAAAAGAAATACATAGCAGAGTACAACAAGCAGTACCTGGTATATCAGAGAACTACGTTTTAAATTTGATAAACGAAGCTTTGATTGATATGGGTAGATACTACACAAAATATGAGTATGCTAAGACAGATTTAGCACATAATCAGTTATGGTATGGACTAAACGATGATAGAGATATAACTGTAAATAAAGTATATAGATGTAGTATATTAAACTCTGATGGTGAATATATTAGAATACCAAGATTAACAAACGGAGATTTAAACATTACACATACGGAGTAAAAATGGCGGCAATATCAAGTACATATAAAAACCCAGAAAATACTTTTGTTTGGTATATAGAAGGAGATAAAGTAGCTATAGCGACAAGCGAAGGCGATGGTGGTACTACTAATACTGATAAAGGTAAACTAAAAGCAGTACAGTTAGGAACTGGTAATACTATTACAGCTGGTTTACTAATATCTTATATTGCAGAACCAGATAAAATTACTTCTATAACAGGAACTATAGATATTGACAATTCATTACAACCTGCATTGATTGACTATGTAAAATCAAAAGCTTTGATGGATGCAGCAGCAAGAGCAACAGACCCAAATTTAGCTCAAATAAAAATGACTTCTGCATTACAATGTATGAAAAATTATAAAGAATGTGTTCGTAGATATGGAATGAAAAAGAATGATAAAACTGGCGGTACAAGAGCAGTTGTACCAGCTGATATGAGGTAAGCATGGCGACATTAACTGGAAGAAAAATAAAAGATACCTATAAAGATTTACTACAAATATCAAATAGTAATGCAGGTATAGACGGTACCTTAAGAACTATAGCTGACGGAGAAGCTACCACTAGTGTATTACAATTAAGTAGTAGTGCTGTAAACATAGCATCTGCTGGTGCTTTACAGTATGCTGGCACTGCAATAACTGCAACAGCCGCAGAACTTAATGTATTAGATGGTATAACAGCAACTGTTGCTGAATTAAATATTTTAGATGGAGTAACATCAACTGCAGCCGAGCTAAATGTATTAGACGGATATACTGGTAGCGTAACAGAATTAAACTACTTAGATACTTTACACGCTACAGGCGTAACTGCTACAGAGTTTGACTATCTTGATGGAGTTACATCAAACATACAAACACAACTAGATTCCAAACTATCGTCACACCCTAGTATATCAGCTGCAAGTTCATCTGATAACAGCGGAAGAACCTATATCCAAGATATAACATTAGATTCTAATGGACACGTTACTGCTATTGCTACAGCTACAGAAACAGTAACAGATACAAATTTGAGCACTGAACAAGT